GCCCACTTCTTATCCCAATCTTTTATTTTGGTAAGAGTGGTTCCTAAGTTAATATTCCACATTATATTAAACTGTTGGAGGATTCTTCTTCTTTGGTTCTGGAGCTGCCTGTGTAGTTAAATTAAGAGGTGCTTGTTCAATTCTGATTGTTTGAGCAGGTGCAGTTTGTGATGCCTTCTCAATTAACATCTCCATATCAGACTTAGATATTGAAGGTGCAGGAGGTTTTCCACCATTACCATTCTGCTTACTCTTAGCAGTTTGAACTCCGAATGTAGCTAAAACTCCTGTAAACACCGAAGCTATGAAAGTTGGATCTATATTCTTCTGTGGGAAGTTTGGGATAGCAACATAATTTAAAGTCAAAATTCCACCCGACCAAACCAAAATACCAAGGCGAACAAATGTACTAATGATTGCTAATTGCTCATCATGATCAGGAACAATAGCATCAGTCAATTTACCAAGCATACCTTTAGGTTTCTCTTCTTCCTTCACCTCTTCCTTTACTTCTTCAGGAGTTTCTGGTGAATCTATTTTTTCTTCTTTTACTTCTTCTGCCATAAAAATACAAGGTATCTAAGTTTATATAGACACAACATCTCCTATAACCCAAGATTTTAAACCATGTCCTTCTATTCTTAATTGAACATCTACTGATACATTTTCAGGAACAACTACACAATATCCAATCCCAAGATTAAATACTCTCTTCATTTCTTCTTCTGGTATTTCACCTGCAAGCATAATCTTACTAAAAATTTCTGGCATCTTCCAAGAATCATAATTAATTCTTGCTTCTAACCCATCAGGAATACATCTAGGAAGATTCCCTGGTATACCACCACCAGTGATATGTGCCATACCCATGATAGGAAAATCTTTTACTATACTTGAAATTACAGGAGCATAGATTGTTGTAGGAGTAATTAATTCTGGAGTATCATCCCAATATATCTTATGTCTCCATAACATATCATTAATTAATGTATACCCATTACTATGGAGTCCACTACTTTCTATACCAATAATTACATCACTCTCACGAACTAAACTCCCATCTATTAGTTCAGACTTATCTACAATACCAGTACAAAATCCTGCAAGATCATATTCCCTCTGTCTAAAATGTTCGGCAGTTTCTCCTCCCAAAAGATCCATTCCTGATATCTCACATCCTTTAAGAATGCCCACCATAACATCAGCAACATTATTATCAATTGTTTTAGTGGAGACATAATCTAAAAAATATAATGGTTTAGCACCACTACAGATTACATCATTAACACACATAGCAACTAGATCTATACCAATAGTAGTATAGTCACCAGCAACCTGACAGATATTCATTTTAGTACCTACACCATCAGTACCAGATACTAAAACAGGTTCCTCATAACCACGAGGAACCTCAAACATACCATTGAATCCTCCAATAGTAGGTGCTTTCTCTTTAAGTGTTTCTACAAAAGCATTACCTGCTTCTATATCCACACCAGATGTTTTATAATCCATCATCCTCCTCTAATTTCTTTTTCCAAGCTTCGATCAAGAGTTCCAACTCTTTGATCCTAGCCTCTGCATTTTTAATTTTTTCTTCTAAAGATTTCATGAGAATAATGCGTTAACAGATACTACTCTAGCATTTGGGTTACGAGCAAGTGCAACCTTTCTTGCTTCATCATAGTTACGTGCATGTACAGTCTCCTTAAAGACTTGTCCTGCCACAAATAGTTTTACTTCACATTTCATAATTTAATAGGACTAACTCCTTCCTTGCTGCTTGATCTATATTATAGCATCCCACGCTCCTCATGGTGTAAGTGTGTGCAAATTCCCCAACTGTCCACTCATGAAAACGATCCTTAATGATCTGACTTGAATTGTATGATACAAGCATGTGTGCAGTAAAGTGATCACATGCCCTCGCAAACTCATCGTGGTCAAAGGTTTTATGCATACCACCCTTCTTACCATAAAGATTATCTTTGATGTCATAGGGTGGATCTAGGTACACAAAAGCACCATTCCAATCTGTTAACAATTCTTCATAAGATTTGTTAGTGATCTTCCAGTTCTCAATGAGTTCTGAATACTCACTAAGTCTTTCGATTCCTGCGAAGGAGAAGTTGGACTCTGATGCTTGAGGAGAAAATGATGAACACTCAGTGAGACCGCTGAAGCTACACTTATTAACGATATAAAAAGCGACGGCACGATCAAAGTTAGATTTTTCTTTGTCATTTATATCCTCCTTACTATCATTAAAAAGTTTTCTAGCAGTGTCCCTATCGGGATGAAAGTTCTTCTTTGAAAGAATAGCATCCTCAAGATCTTCTCCATTATGCTGTAGTTCTTTCCAGAAATTTACTAAAGGTTCATAAAGATCATTAACCCAAATCTCTATATCAGGATATCGTTTCGTGATCTCCAATGATACAGAACCACCTCCTAGAAATGGTTCACGAAATTCTTTATACTCATTAAGATTTGGAAGAAACTGTAGTAGCTTTACTACAGCTCTTGACTTACCACCAGGATACCTGAGTGGTGTCTTTAATGACTTTAGAGTTTTCATTAATAAAATCTAGGACGATTAACTTCTACTTCAACTGCATCAAATATTCTATTAAGAGATTTTGCATATGATCTATATCCAGATCCAACATAGAGTTGACCGAATAAAACAGATACTGTTGCAGCACCCCAGAACAGATAATAAAATCTGGACTTAACTTGTGCTCTTAGTTTTTCTTTTTTTAATTTTTTCATAGTAGTTAATCTATTAGTACCCCACTCTGGTAGTGGTGGTAGTTCTATTGAATTAGTCATACTTATTCACCATTATATTGGTTGTAATTACAATCCGTTCCTCGTCACTATCACTAGATTCACAACCATGTGTGACGTGACCAGGAAATATTAAATAGTCACCTGTCTCTACAGGAATAGTTACTGGGTTCTGTTTATGAGTGTAACTAACCTTAGTGCTGTCACTATTCAATACAGCAGTATTCATACCTCCAGATGGTTCAACCATAAAGTTACCACTGTCATCTGGATGATTCAGATAATAAGCACAAACATAATCAACGATTCCGTGATCATGTGGTAGTGTTCTAGCACCTCTGTAATGAACGTTAAACCATGCTCTGTCTATCAAGAAGAACTTGTCTTCCGTTCTCTTACTTTCCTGTAAATCAACACTATAAAATCCTGTATCAAATACAGGATTGAGCATATGATTTGGAACACGAGTTCGATCATTCACTCTAAAATGAATGAACTGTAAATCATTATACAACTTTTTATAAAATGGTGCAAGCTCTTCTATCCTATGTGGACGATACCTATCGTAACCAACTGTAGAAAATGAGTTGCCCTCCTCTAAAGGAGATTTAATCTGTCCACTACATTGATCTTTTATCAATGATAGAGTCTCTTTTATCTCATTATAATTTTTAGGAGGATCAATATGACCTTTCCAAATATATGGAGTGTCAATGTTTACAGCATCAATCATCGACTAACTCCAAATCTTGTATACAATCAACAGTAACTTCATGAGTATCAATACGATACCAATGTTTATCAATACCTAAGACATCAGGATAGAATCCAAGATACTCTATATCATCAGTTTTATTCTCACGTAACCATGCTTGTAAACGACAATGCATTAAGTCATCTTTACTAATTTTCATTTGAATTCACAACTCATCATAATTTCTGTAAGACATGCTAATAGGTTAATCTCATGATCAGCAACGATAGTAGCATCTTTCATATATCTTGCTATTATAAGAACTGCCTCTGGAATGGAAGCAGGTTTTAAAACAGTATATGTACTGTCATATATCTTACGAAATATAGTAGTGGGATCACTGTCCATGTGCTGAACTACCCACCCTTTAACAGTCTTAAAATCTTTCTGCTTCAATGCCGTAAGCAAACTATCAAAATTAATATCAGCAACGTCAGCAAGAATAGCTGCATCAATGGCTCCACTAGCAGAATAGCGTTGACACTCATTGATAACCCTACGCCAGTCAGGATAATACCTAGTAATAAGTTTAGCCAGAACTTTATCTTCAAATGTAACATTTTCTGTTTTTAATATATTTCTAAGACGATCAAAGAACTGTCCCTGTAAAGGTACAGACTGTCCATTCTTCACACGAAAATCTATAACGGTACAACGTGAATGAAGTGGTTCGATTATCTTATTAACAAAGTTGCAAGTAAGAATGAATCTACAATTATTATGATACTCCTCTATAGCAGACCTCAGACATAGTTGAACATCGTTGGTCGTGTTATCTGCCTCATCTATTATAACGACCTTGTGGGACGTTCCAGAGGTCAATGAGACGGTTGTAGCAAACTGTCTAATCTTATTCCTAGCAGTGTCAAGGAACCTACCCTCATCCGATCCATTGATCAGAATGTAAGATGCTCCTATCTCATCACATAGAGCTTTAGCAATGGTTGTCTTTCCTACACCAGCAGTTCCAGACAATAAAAGATTGGGGATCTCACGCTGCTCTACAAAACCCTGAAAAACATTCTTGATGCTATCAGGTAAAATACAATCCTTAACTGTAGAAGGACGGTATTTCTCGACCCATAAAAAGTCTTTACTCATTATCTAATACTAGGTTAAATGAAAAGGTCATACGCATTGTAGCACTATTACATGGTTCTACGCAATGCTGTATGTACGGTGGGAAAAGTATCACATCACCATCCTTGAGATCAGGTTTCAACTTATCAGCAAAGTACTCATTAAATATAGGACTTGCATGTGGAAACTTATGTATCCGATTGTTACAATCTGGACGGAAGAATGTTGTTGGAGTTGCTCCTCTGTAATAGTAAATACCACACCAGTAAGGAGTTCTCTTAAAGCATCCATTCAAATGTGTATGTGGTTCTTGTCCTTGATGCTCATGATAGATGTTATACCAGAACTGATCAAAACTAAATTTATCTGGTAACTGATATTCTTGGAAGAGATCTTTCATTTGCTCTCCCAAATCTCTCATGAGATTATTTCTTTCATCTCGAAAGACTACAGGATCATCATCTGGTATTCTAGGAAAAGTAGAATTGACAGATTCAATCCATCCATCAGGTTTCCTA